GACACTTATCACCGGCCATAAATATTTTAGATGGCATGACTCAGGCGACCTGCAAGGGCCGCAGCATCTCAAGAACATCTTCGAAGTTTGCAAGAACACACCGGACGCCAATCACTGGCTGCCGACCCGGGAGCATGCGCTGCTTCAGTACATGGACCCGGACATCATTCCTAAAAATTTATTGATTAGAGTCTCAGCGACCAAGGTCAACGGACCGGCCCCGAGCTGGTGGCCGTGGACGTCGACTGTATCAACCAGCACGAAAACATGCCCGGCGCCCGATCAGGGCGGCAAGTGTAAGAGCTGCCGTGCCTGCTGGGACCGGAGCGTCTCGAATGTCGTCTACGCAAAACACTAATTCTAAACTAATAGCCGAGCTCCATGAGCAATGGGCCAGGGAGAATGGATATCGAGAAGAAGCTGCAAGCTGCAAGCAACAAGCCACAAGCACCAAGCGCCAAGCGCCAAGCACCCATACCATCAAGCCGCAAGCTCTAACAACTCAGAGATCTCAGTCCAATTAAGGGAAGACCACGGACCATGGCCCGTGGACAATAGTTCCTGGATCGCGGATCCTGGAATAAGTTTCAGGGACCACGGACCGAGGGTCCGGGCTAAGATAAAGGTATGTTTAGGATGGGCAACATGCCACGAAATTTGATGTGGTGAAAACTTGATTTTATTAACTCGAGCTATCTTTAATTCAACAGTGAAAAACTGCCCACAAGTATTGTAGCCCAACACATCAGGCATCCCAAGTAAGCTAAGGTTTTCAATACGATTCCAGATGATGGAGGGTGTATTTTTTTTAAGATCTTGGTATAATTTTCGTTCAGATGTAAGTGCATTTTTCAAGTTGACCCGTGTCTATTTAAAAGCGGTTCTTAATTTGTCAGGTATGGGCATAATTTTCTCGTCTTGAGTCTTCATGACCAAACGATGAGAGGGCTCACCAATCAACTTTCCATCATTTGTATGCACTTCTATTCTTTTAATTTCTTCTAAGAACCCGTTCTTCTCAATATATATTTTAGCATTGGAAATAGTATTCCCCTGACGCGTACCGTCCTTGCTAGCTTCAGTAAATTTAGATAAAAACTGTTGAAGATCTTTAACAAACACTACAGGCCTGCCTTTCGAGAACTTTCCATTCGTTTATTTAAGTAGTCGTGCAGTTTCTTATTCTCTTGTTCCAACTTTGTCAATCTTTCTTGCAGCTTTCCATTTAATTTTTGATGAGATTCATTGACAGCCAGTGCGTTCGCTAACGCTTCATGATTTTCTTCCCTATCCTTTCTCATTTCCGCCATAGTACACGCACCCTTCCCCCTTTCTTTTTCTCTCAACTTTTTATTCTCAGCCGACAGGCTTTCCACTATTTTTTTAGTTCCTCTCAACATAGTTAATTCCTTTAATAATTCATCATAAGCTTCCTGGCCCTTCCGGACCTCGTGCCTGTAATGATCAATCAAACCATCCATATCATTAGGAACAGCGATGTTCTCCGCTTCTTCCTGTCGATCTTTTTTTCTATACTTCTCCATTTCATCTGTAGACATATTGACATTTTATCAATGTTAACTTAAATTGTCAAATATGGGAGTTCCAAAAAGATTAACTGAGATGCAAAAGAGATTCTCCGAATTCGTCGTATTCGGTGGGACAGATGGACCCATGACTCAAGCAGAAGCAGCCATCGCTGCGGGCTATGCAAAGAGCAGTGCGAGAGTAGAAGGATCATCACTATTAAATCCTAGACTATCACCATTAGTGGTTCAATATGTAGGGAGACTCAAAGAAGAGAGACTAGAAAAGCACAAAGTTACTTACGACACACATGTAGCTGAACTGGCTCGTATCAAAGAAATGGCCTTGAAGAAGAATTCATTTTCCGCTGCTGTAAACGCTGAGACCAATCGAGGTAAAGTAGGAGGACTATACATAGAACGAAAAATAATAAAGCATGGGAAATTAGAAGATATGACAGAACAAGAACTAGAACACAAAATGAAACAAATTTTAGACGATTACGCACCAATTTTAAATGTTACTCCTATTGAAAACCTACCCACACCACGCAAGCGGTCAAAGCTAAAAAAACCCAAACTCCTCAAAAAAACAATCTCTCAAAAATCTCAAGACGAACTTGAGCCTATCGAGGAATCACCGTTGAAAAATAAAGACCAATCACTAGAAAACAAATCATTGCCACAAGATACAAACGATCAGGATTCCACATCTTAACTATCTTTTCTTTTTCTTAACGCTTTTACCATGCTTAAAGCCGGGCGGTCTAATAGGCGCAGCGGCACCGACACCGGGTCTCATAGGCGCACGCACACCTGGTCTAATAGGCGCAGCGGCACCACCTAGTGGTTGATTGAATCCACCACCAAATTGTTTGCCTGTTCGGCCACCTTTCTTATACGACTGTCCCTTTGCTGTGCCCGCTTTACCTTTATGTGCTTTTCTAGTTGGCGCAACTATTTTTATTGGCATGTTAGCTCCTTTTCTTTTTCTTTTTAGATTTAGCTTTTTTCTTTTTAGCTTTAACTTTTTTCTTCTTTTTAGCCATCGTGTTCTCCTTTAACTTGTTGTACTCTTCTTCACTAATATCGTCAACACCAAATTCAGCTTCATCCAATCTAGTCATCTTCTTAACGCAAGAGGTAGGAATAATAGTACGTTCACCAAACTGAATACCATCGTCATCAGTATCATAGCTGGCAAAGATCTTAATAACTTTTTTATTCTTTTCGTACAGCCATCCTTCGCTTACAGGCATAGCCAGTCTCATTCGATCAAATTCTTTATCTGAAGCCCACCCGGAATCGGAAGATATATCAGACCATTCAATTCTATATTTATCATAAGGGAATTTAACAGAAGCTACTCCTGTCATGATCTCTTGTTGCATTTTTCTCCTTTTAGACATCCCCCATCATACCATCCCTATATAGAGATGTGGGAGATATTTTACTTTCTCAAACCCTTTTCGCGCGCGCGCGTAGGCCTTCCTGACTTTGGACATAAATTTGTGTCCATTTTTAATAAAAATGTCAAGAAAGTGTCCATACTTTGATCAATAAAACCAACACTTTTAATCACTTTGGACACTTTTCCATGTTTTAAAACTTAATTATACTTTTCAAAAGTAAAAAAATGTCCCACATCTCTATATGCAGATCTGTTGCCTAATTTGTGCCATAATGTCGCCTTAATGTTGCCATCTTTTCTTCAGCAAAAGCGACTTTGGCTAAGAGCCTGTCAATATCTCCAGTCAAGTCATGATGACCTGGTACGACTTCTCCTATTATAAGAGCATCAATTTTAACCAAAGCTTCGGCAGCATCTGCCGTATAGCGTTTGATTAAGGATTGAAAGATCTTTTCTCTTATTGTGCCTACTTCTCTCATCGTTTATCCTCCTTTCATGGGCGCTTACTCAGCTGTGAATTAAGGGCACTCCGCGACTGAATAAGCTTGGTTCTGCAACCAGGATTCCATTAAACCCAGCTATGATGCGGACCCTAGCTCTTAATTTTGTTTTCCTCAAATTCTTTTAATAATTCTTTTTCATTTATGGTTGGTTCTTTTATAATTTCATAATACTCATCGAGTCTTTTTAAAAATTTATGTTTCCATGACCTTAAAGTAGGCCCGGAACACTTGAATTCTTGGTAATATAGGTCAGGAGTACATACCATTATGATGCATTGTTCAATATTAGAGCTATGAACATAGTCATGAGCCATGGCATAGGCTGCTGTCTGTAAGTAATAATCTTCAATCCATTCTTCTCTCTTGGGCCTATTCGCTTGTTTAAAGTCGACGATAGTTGGATGGTCGTTATGCATGCACACTAGATCGGTTGAGCCTGCGTAGAGTCCTGGGTAGTAAATGGTAACTTCGGCTCCGTAGTATTCTGTAATAGGAGTGAATCCTACTTCAATAATCTTTTGAGCCATCGGTTTGGCTTGGACACCGATTTCCGTAAGGTCTTCATACCCAACATTCCTGATGTGTTTCTCCAGGAACTTGTGCATGCTAGTCCCGCGCTTGCTGCTAAGATTCTTGATTCGTTCTGCTTCTTGTTCACCAACTTTTTCCTTCCAGCGTCTTATATAGGATTGATCCCTGGTCCGTGCAAGGATAGTCGTGACGCTTGGTAATCTGAACCCGGCAATCTCGTAGTTCCGTGATCCGTGGTCCGTGCTCACCGTACCCCGGACATAGCTGTATTTAGGATT